TTCAGCGGTGCTGTTGATATTGGCGGTGTTGGAACGAACGTAACGGCTGCGGTCTTGAACCAAGAGTTCCAAGTCACCGTTATTGACGCCAACACCTACACCATCACGATCTCTGTGGTGCCTAACGCCACAGCCATCGCCGGTTCTCCCGGTGGTGGCGCTGCGGTTGTCGCGGCCTATCAGTTAAACACAGGATCGGCGACTGCCATTCCCCTGACGGGATGGGGCGCGGGCGGTTGGGGCTCTGGTTCTTGGGGTGTTGGCGGCACATCCAACACATCGTTGCAGTTGTGGAGCCAGAAGAACTGGGGCGAGGATTTGATCTTTGGCCCCCGTGGTGGCGGCATGTACTACTGGGATGCCACCGCAGGAGTTGGTGTGCGTGGAGTTGATCTCAGCACCGAGCCCGGGGCCAACGGCGTACCGACCAAGCAGAACTTGGTCTTTGTGTCGGACATCAACCGGTTTGTCTTTGCCTTTGGATGCAACGAGATTGGCTCATCCGTCTTGGACCCGATGCTGATTCGGTGGTCAGATCAAGAGAGCGCGGTTGACTGGACTCCTGCGGCAACCAATCAGGCGGGCAGTCTCCGTCTTTCTGACGGCAGCGAGATCATCGCAGCCATCCAGGCCCGTCAGGAAATCGTGGTGTTTACAGACTCCGCCGTTTACTCCTTGCAGTATCTTGGAGCGCCGGATGTCTGGGGTGCTCAGACCCTGGGCAGCAACATCTCCATCCTCAGCCCCAACGCACTTGCCATTGGTTCTGGTGTGATCTATTGGATGGGCGTGGACAAGTTCTACGCCTACGACGGTCGCGTGCAAACGCTGCCCTGCGATCTGCGCCGGTATATCTTTGGTGACTTCAACCAAGCGCAGGCGGCTCAGGTCTTTGCCGGGACCAACGAGGGCTTCAATGAGGTCTGGTGGTTCTACTGCTCGGCGAACTCAACGACCGTAGACCGGTATGTTGTTTACAACTACATCGAGAAGATTTGGTACTACGGCACGATGGCCCGGACGGCATGGCTTGACTCGGGATTGAGGGACTACCCGTTAGCCGCCACCTACATAAATAACAACTCGGGCAACCTTGTGAACCACGAGCAAGGTGTGGACGACAACGCCACGGGAACCCCTGTGGCCATCAACGCCTACATCGAGTCTGCCGAGTTCGACATCGAGGACGGGCAGAACTTTGGCTTCATCTGGCGCATGTTGCCCGACGTGACGTTTGTAGGCTCGACGGCCAACAACCCATCGCTGACCATGACGCTGATCCCCATGAAGGGGGCAGGCTCTGGGTTTAACAGCCCTCAGTCCTTGGGTGGATCGAGCAGTGCAGCGGTCACGCGGTCGGCCACGGTGCCCATTGAGCAGTTCACCAACATCGTTTACATCCGGGTGCGCGGGCGTCAGTTGATTATGAAGGCTGAGTCCACCGCGCTTGGCGTAGCGTGGCAGTTGGGTTCTCCCCGTATCGACGTTCGGATGGATGGCCGCAGATGACACTGCTTGTCGAAAATGTCACCGTACCTGCACCGCCCAATCTTCCCCTGGCACCGGGGGATTACGACTCTCGGTATCAGGAGCAGTTCAACAACGTCCTGCGTCTGTACTTCAACCGTTTAGACGCAATACTGAGAGGTCTTGTGACTACAACCGTACCCATCCCAATCTCTATTGGCGGCACCAATACGGATGCCTTTGGGCGGCTGCGGGTCAGTCAGCCCTACACGCTCTTTGACTCTCAGCAACGCTACGCTGCGGACAACCAGTTCGACACGAGCACAGTCAACGGCGCATCAACCACGTTCCTGAGCAACGAATCTACGGTGCAGATGTCGGTGGCAGCGACCACCAACTCGGAAGCCGTACGGCAGACGTTCCGCTCCATGTCCTATCAACCGGGCAAGGGGCTGTTGGTGCTCGCCACCTTCGCCATGAACACGCCCACGGCCAACATCCGGCAGCGTGTGGGGTACTTCAACACCCAGAACGGCGTGTTCTTTGAGGCCAACGGCACCACGCTGTCGATGGTCATGCGCTCTGATTCTCTGCCCACGCCGGGAACGCCAAGCGATGTCCGTTCGATCCCTCAGTCCGCCTGGAACGGCGACAAGTTGGACGGCACTGGAGCATCCGGCTACACGCTTGATCCGAGCAAAACGCAGATTTTCTGGTGTGACTTTGAGTGGTTGGGCGTGGGCTCAGTGCGTACTGGATTTGTGATCAATGGCCAGTACATCGTCTGCCACACCTTCAACAACGCCAACGACATCGGCTCGGTCTACATGACCACGGCCATCCTGCCGGTGCGCTACGAGATCAGGAATCTGTCCAACTTGACCACCGCGAGCATGAAGCAGATTTGCTCGACGGTCATCTCTGAGGGCGGCTACGAGCAGTATTCCCCGAGCCACTTGGCGCGGCGCACGACCAAACTGACCAACATTCAACTGACGTTCAAGCCGGTTGTTTCGATTCGTTTGGCATCCACGGCGCTTGGTGCGGTGGTGCTTCCGGGTCGGATGCAACTGTTGCCTATTGCAAGTCAGAACTACGAAGTGGGTCTGTTCTTTAACGCGACACTAACGGGCGCTTCTTGGTCTGCCGTTCCATCAGACGCCAACGTGGAGATGGATACCTCTGCCACAGCCATAACGGGCGGCACCCTGGTGCAGACAGACTATGTGTCTTCAAGCGGCTCGGGCGGCACGCAGCCTCTGGTTGATCCGGCAGGTTACAACTGGGCCTTGCAGTTGGGCGTGTCCCTGGCCGGGGCCAGTGATGTTTTGACGCTTGCCATCCGCACGGTGGACTCTGCAACTCCGCAAGGCGAGTGCTACGGCACCATCGCCTTCTGGGACTTGACTCAATAAGATCATGGCGACCAACTTCTTCGATGAGCGCGAGCCGACAGAAGACGATCTGCGAGAGATCGTAGGTGGGCCTGCCGCCGCAGCATCTGCCGCGCCTGCGCCACCCGCTCCCCCCGCCCCACCCGCCCCACCTGCACCGGCGGGTGACATACCCACCGATCCCAAAGACCTGATTGCATACCTGACCAGGACCAATCCCAACTTTGCTCAGACTGCACTTGAGCAATACCACAGGGATTACGCTGCCGCCTCCGCCGCAGCAGAAGGGGCTTTTGACAAGCCGCAGATAACCGGCACAGATGTCGGCGGATGGAACATTACTCCATTTGAAACATACCGCCCAGACCCAAGCGGGTTTGATATTCCAGATCGCCAAGTAACTGATGCGGATAAGATTCTTGGTGGTTATAACGCCACCAGAACATTTACTGGAGAAAATGGCAAACCCATTGAGGTCACATATTCTTATGACCCATCCGGGGCAATAACTGGATCAACTCAGCGCATATTTACTGGCGGCGATAGCGGGTATTTTGTTACACGCGATGCAAGCGGTAATATGGTTGATGCCAGACAGTTTGATTATTCCGAGGGCTGGAAGGGCGTGGCTTTACCACTTGCCAATATGGCATTGATGGCGCTGACCGGCCCTAACAGCACTTTGGCATCTAGTCTGACCGGCGCTTTGTCACCAACACTTGGGCAAGGCATCGCTTCGAAAATAGCCGCCAACGCCCTGATTGGCGCAGGTCGCGGAGCGGTTATGGGCGGTTTATCCGGGCAAGATGTTGGGGCATCCGCTTTGCGTGGCGGCGTCGCGGGAGGCGCAAGCACGGCTCTTGGCGCTCTTGGCGGGGCGGCTGGTGCAGAGGTTAGTAAATTTATAAGCCCATATCTACCAGAAGGTGCGATTGGGGATTTTATTCAAAACCTTTCAGGGAATGTGGCACAAGGTGTTGTTCGGGATGTTGGTGGTTCTTTGATTGGCTCCGCCCTTACTGGAAAAGATTTTGATATTGGCACCGCCATAACTAGCGGCGCTCTTTCTGGTCTAACTAACACAGTATTTCAAGAAGCCAAAAATAATCCAATTCTCAAATCTTTGCCGCCGCAACTTCAAACAACCGCACTAGCGGCGCTGTCCGCAAAACTGCGCGGCAAAGACCCTGGCCCTGCTGCTATTAATGCTTTTATTGGTTCTATTTCCAGAGAAATTGGTAAGCAGGCAAAAGTAATCACAACAACAGGCCCGGGAGATTTTGAAACAAGGTCTATTATTGATCCGGGAGATATGGGCGGCACTCTTGTCCCCGGCGAGGCGGGCGAGGATTATGTCGATCCCAACAGAGTGGTTGTTGCGGGCCGAAGCGAGCCTGTAGATATTCTTTCCCTGTTTGATATTGACACAGCAAGCGCCGGACTTCCAACCACTCCAAACCGAGTATTCGTCACAGGTCAAAGTGAACCGAGGGATTTGCTCTCCCTGCTTGATATTGATACATCAAGCACCGGGCTTTCAACCACTCCTCCAAATCGTGTGGTCGTCCCAGGCGCAAGAGAAGCGGTTGAAACGGAAACGCCGGTCATGGTGCGGCCCACTCCCGCGCCGAGGCCCGGGCAGTCTGTGCCTGTGATCGGCACTAGGGAAAGCACTTCCTTGGGGGATCAGTTCCTCAACAATCTGCTTGATCAGACGGTCAAGCCTGAGCAGGTGACCGTGACCGGGAAGAAGATTCCCAAGGACGACATTACTGATCAGTCCGTCAGTGTGACTTCGACCAAACTGCCGCCGGAGAAGACGACGCCTGCGACTACTCCTGCAACGACACCGACTGTCACGCCACCCGCCAGAACGCCCGTGGTGACACCCAGGCGGCAAGCGGCAACGCCGCAGCAGGAAATGAGTTACATCACAGAACTGCCGCTGTATCAGTCGGTGTTCTACAAGGAGATGAAGGAAAAAGAACGCCGGGAAGAACTTGCCCGGGAGTTGGAACAGCAGGAAAATGCCGATCCATACGAGAGGTTGATGGACTTGGCCGAGCGCAACCCCGAGATGGCGGTTGATGAACTGATGAAGATCGTTGAGGGCTAAAAATGTTTAATGATCAAGGAACCGACATCCTTAATGATGATGTGAGCCAAGTTGGTACGGACCCAACAACCGGCGGCGGGTTTACAGATACTTCATGGCTCGACACGTTTAAAAAGTTTGGCGACACCGTAAAGACCATCTTTGATCCAAAAGGTCAATTTGCAGGTCTTCCTCTTCTTGGGGCTGCTGCGCTTGCCAGAAATTCTTCCTTCTTCAATCCTCCTCC